CGGATTTACTCGTTGGTGAGTCACCATGGCCTCATCCACTGGTATTCCAGCCGATGATGTCATAGCCCTCACGAAGTGGGGTGCTAAATGGTTACGATACGCATTCGATTTTGCTGTCGGCAATGGGCCAGAGCAAGTTGCTGCCCGCGGATTGGTTAATGCTTTTGATAAGTCTACCACGGACGCAAGTGAGTTTATTGTGGAACGAGTTACCTCCCTATCCGTTATTGAGCGTGGCAGGCCAAGAAGTTCTGAGGAGGGCTGGGAGATCGTCCCAGCCGTCCCAAAAGTCTTGGTTGAGAATGTCAAGAAGACGACGAGGGTGAGGAAGGGCAACCGTTCCCATTTTGCTATGGCCCTTGGGAAGCGAGCCTACGTTAAATTTGGCGCAAGGCCGGTGTCCGAGGCGAACGTTATAGTCACTAGGAAGTGGCTATTGAAAGTCATTGAGGATGAGTTTAAAGATTTACGTGATTGTGACAAGGCTATAGCCCTGGATAGGGCCACTTTCTTGTCGTTTATCCCAACTATGTCGCACAACAATTACAAGTTCATATTCAATGGCAAGAATGAGGTCACACGCAGGATTGGCGGAGAGAGCCTATTTAGCAGGATCGCCCATTGGGCGAACCCTGCTAAATAGGGATGCCCAGTAGTCGTGGCCGGTCAGGGGTGCCTACTTAGCCGGGCACCAGATACTGACCGCTTGCGGGTTCGAAGGCTATTGGGAGTTACCAAAGTACGACAATGTATGCGTGTGAATGATGTTTCTCCGAACATCAGTATCGTACCGTTTAACAACGACATTGACACCTTGGAGAGGGCTGTTAAAGAGAGGGTGTTTTTTGTTAAGAATCTTGATAAGACATCATCCTCCAAATTTGTTTCCCCCCCAAGGCCTGAAGCTGGGCTGTTCGCTAGCCGTCTGGAGGCGACGCTAGCTGCTCTGAGACCCCATCTCCCTCGCACCGCTCCAGTGTCTCACCAACAATTTGTTGATGGGACCCCGAGCCGGAAGAGAATGGTGTATCAGCGTGCTCTTGATGATATCAACTTGACAGGGTTGGACCTCAAGAGGGATAGTTCAGTTAAGGTTTTTGTCAAATTCGAGAAGACAGACCGCACTACAAAGGAAGACCCAGTACCCAGAGTGATATCTCCTCGCGATCCCAAGTTTAATATAGCTTTAGGCCGGTATCTAAAGCCAATAGAGGAGCGTATATTCAAGGCGCTAGGCAAGATGTTCGGGCACCCTACTGTTATGAAAGGGATGGACACAGACCGGACAGCTGCCGTTCTCAAAGAGAAGTGGGACATGTTTAATGATCCTGTTGCTATCGGCTTGGATGCTAGTCGATTTGATCAACATGTGTCTCTTGAGGCGCTAAAATTTGAACACTCTGTGTATAAAATGTGTTTCCCCCTTAAGAAACACCGGAAGAAGCTAGGCAATCTGCTTAAATGCCAGTTGACCAACACCTGTCGTGGTTATACCGAAGATGGCAAGTTGCAGTACCAAATTGAGGGGACACGCATGAGTGGTGACATGAATACATCATTGGGCAATTGCGTGCTTATGTGTATGATGATCCATGCTTATTCGTTGGACAGGGGAGTTAAGACGCAGTTGGCCAACAATGGGGATGATTGTGTCGTGTTTATGGAGAAACGCGACTTGGCCAAGTTTAGCCACGGTCTGTTCCAATGGTTTTTGGAGATGGGGTTTAATATGGCTATCGAGGAGCCTGCTTTTGAGCTTGAGCACATAGAATTTTGCCAGTGTAGGCCAGTATTCGATGGTCGAGTGTATACTATGTGCCGAAACCCTGTAACCGCCATCGCAAAAGACAGTGTCTACTTGAAACACCCTGATCAATTCATCACTATGCCCGCGTGGATGCACGCGGTGGGCAAAGGAGGAGAAGCGTTAGCTGGAGGTATGCCCATCTTCAACAGCTTTTACGCGATGTACCAGCGGTCTGGAAGTACCACATGGTGGAGCAATCGGCGGAACCGTTACAAAACTATCCAACCTGTTGATGACGTTTTACCGTGGTTTATGCGTCAAGTTGGGTTACAAGGTAAGCGATGTTTCGCGGAGCCTACGCCAGAGGCAAGAGCTAGCTTCTATCTCGCCTGGAATGTCACTCCAGACGAACAATTGGCTCTTGAGCGACACTATGATGGTATGTCGTTGTTCCCTGAGAAACTCGAAACTCGGGAGTTCGCCCCTCGGACTGTTTTTGCCGAGGTTAGCGACTGTGGTTAAGATTTTGTGTGTTGCGGAAGAAGGTTACCGCATTAAATCCACCCTTTGGTGGTTGTCAGTTACACATTAAACAACTGACGTCCCTTTCGGGTGGGGACTCAAAAATTGCCCTGATGGGGTTCTGGCCCACTCACCAAAATCAATTTGATGAGCCAATATAATGGCCAAGAGACTGCACGGTGAGGCGTGGTGGTGTCGCGTCGGAGGCCATAGGCTTCCGTAGTTCACGCGTAGCGGTGGGGTGTTGCCCTGAAAAACCACCACGTAGCCTGGATGAACAGTCCCGTTTAACAGCGGGATCCCATATATGTTTTTGTTACCTGCTTTGGTTACAGCTGTTGCTTCAGAGATAGCATATGCTGCTGTTGCCACTGAGAAACACACGAGTAAAACAGAGACGACTGAGCCTTACAGAGCTTCAAGGCGACCAACTTTGATTAATGCTGTCGTTGATCCGGTGGGATATGCGAGTGAGGAGTCCCCATTGCCTATGTCTGACAAGCAAGTGGTAGTGTTCGGGACTAATAACCATCCAGGGATCAACACTGCAGTTGTTGGGGCGTCTGGTAACTACGAGGGTTGGACTAACGTGGTTAGTCAAAGGAGTGTAGACACTGTACACGGCGATATACGACAGTTCCCTTTGGCTTGGCAAGCTTGTGAGTATACTGTTAAAGCTGCGCTTCCCGGGTTCACACCAACATTTGTGGTAGAGCTTGGGACCAACTTGTGCTTCAACGCTGCCAAGGCTTTGTATTCAAAAGGATTGGCTCTGACTGAGACCAATATTGTAGAAACTGTCAAGAAGCTGTGGAACGGGATGCCGAAGAAACAGCAAAATAAGATAACTAAACCTCAAGCTGTCAAGGCTGCTAAGAAAGTAGCTAAATCCATTATGGCACCTAACGGTTTGACTAAAGCGGGCGCTGCTATGATGAGGGTGTCAGCACCGGCGGCTGCTTCTGCTGTGATTGGCCGCAATGGTAATCCAAGAACTAAATCGACTGCGCGCGGTATTACAGTTACTCACTCTGAGATGGTTGGGACTTTGGTTAGTTCCTCCACTTCAGGTGGGTACTTTGCGCGCAATTTTGTAGTTAATCCAGCTAAATCCGACATTTTTCCTTGGTTGAGTGGCATAGCTACCAATTATGACAAGTACCGTGTTCGACGGTGTTGCGTCCATTTGGTCAGTATGCAACCTACAAGTCGTCCGGGTCGGATGGGGGTGGCGTATGATCCTGATAGTACTGATGCTCTCCCCGTTGATCGCAGCGAGGTTTATGCCATGTTTCGGCATGTTGAGGGTCCTATGTGGCAGTCTACCGCGTTGGAACTGCCAGTGAGCGGCAAAGAGTTGTATTGTAATACACATACCACTGCCGATTCTAAGCTCATTGATGATGGACAAGTTATAGTGTTCTCTGATGCTGCAGATGCCGCTAGTTTACTGCTCGCGGATATTATAGTTGAATATACTGTTGAGCTTCTAGATCCTCAGCAGGCAATATTTTGCACGTCGTACAACACTCTTGGGGGCATATCCGCTACTAGTGGATCTGGGTTTGCTCCCCTTACTGTCCAAGGACCTTCTTATGCTAAGTTCTACACTTCTTCGAACAACACCTTTTATTGTGTGCCCTCGCCTGGGTATTATAATGTCCAGGCTGTGTTTTATGATGCTGGGGCTGGTACACCAGGTATGTTAGTGCATAATGGTACGGCCAATGATTTGGTCGGCACCAACATAAAGATTACCACCCATGCTGTAGCATCTTTTTTCTGTAAGATCGGCCAAAATTCTACCACGGCGAATTCTTTTACTGGTGAATACTTGTCTTTTAAGGTCACCACAATTGCCGATCTGGCCAGTTTGGAGAGCATTCGCATAACGATTACTCGTGTTGCGCCGCCAATTTTCACACAAGTGGATGCGAGCAACCTTGGTATGGTTGTCGCAGCCCCTGCGGCTGATTGGAACTCTTCTTAACTGCCCTTTTTATTCAGCATGTGTGTTTACTTTAATAGTCGTCAAAAATCCCGTAGTTATGGGGCCTGGGGAATGCGTAGGGCTTTTGCGGTGGTACGGTCTACCGGGAGGGACCCTCACCTATGGGATGTAGTACACGACTTTGCAACATAAACCAAAAACAGAAAATTACTGTCAAGTTGGC